ACTGTACGCCAAGGTGGAGAAGTCCTGTGCCTCTGTGTTAGTTATCTCGTCCACGGTAAACGGTAGGTTGTTCATTACGCCTAAGTGAATCATCCGTGCGGCTAGGGTGTCCTTCCAGATAGCTGCCAACTTGGTCGGATGCCCATACACACTATTACAGACATACAGAATGGTTGACTTGCCCGTGCCTGAAGTCTTGTGTATCAGGTTTATGATCGCCCCGTTCTGCCCCGTATATTTCAGCAGGGGTGCGCCAAATGCTGTGAGAGCGGCAAAGGCATGGGCTTCCAAACCCGGTTTGTTGTACATATTGAATACTTCTTTCCACTTCTCCAATGTCCCTTTGGGGGTCATATCCTCGGCAAACTGTGCGGTGACACTGGAGGGGGGGCTGTGAAATGTACCGTCCTTTGTGATTTCTCTGTTACCTATAACAAATTTACTATCGTTTTCTGTCCATCCGAATTGGGTTCTCATTATCTCCGCTCTAACTTTATACTGAAGTTCTTTAACAAATATCATTATGAACGTCGTTAATTCGCTCATCTGATACGGTAGTCCTGCCACACCCTTACGCGCCAATGCCGTTCGTAGGCTTTCTTTAACCGCAACAATTGCTAGCGGCACAGTAAACTCGATCACTTCTTCCTTGGGTAGATGCAACCGAATGAGAGCTAACTCACCCTCCACAGGGTCGCGCATACGCTTGACGACATAAATATCATGCTCGTAGACGCATATTGGCTCTGCTTCCTCGTCTGATTTAGCTGGCATCTTGTACACACCACCGTTCTTGCCCCGAAAGTATGGGGTCGGGTATGGCGGTATGATGTAGCTACCGTCTTTCTCCAACGTGGGGGTATCTTTTTCCTGCACCTCAGGGCGTATAACTTCCCTACCGAGAGATAGCGGGGTCTTTATGCGCCCCTTCCATGGGCAACCTTCACACCCGCCGGGGTTGTGCTTCTCAAAGGTAGTGCAGTGATGGGCACCGCTGGTTGTGCTGGCCTTGCTCTCTGTTTCGTCGTAGCTGTAGTCGGGATATTTTTCGGATATCTTATGTATCGCAGTCTTGCGGTCAACGCACAGGTGGGCAACAGATAACGCATCCCACCACAGGGGTTCGTTAATAGTCTCTTGGTTCTGGTAGATGTATAGAAGCTGAGCGCAGCCCTCGTCGTTAGCACTCTTGCGCATGATACGACTGAAGCTTAACGTGGTATTACTTAGTAGGGACTTAGCTAACTCGCTAAGCTCTCTTTGGGGTGCATCTAGTTTAGATACTTCTTTGACGCCGAGTAAGTCCCTAAATGCCGTGTATTCAATGTCTACACAGTCGCTAATGACTTCTACCGGGGATGGGGGTTCGTTCTTAAAATTTAAAGTGCCCGGAATACGCAGCACTCTTGCTACCTCAAATACGCTGGTGTCTACATAGAGGCTATGAATAACGCAAAGCTCGTTGAAACGATTGGCTACAGGCTCCCACTCCTCGCGGGTAATCGGTGTAGTCAGAGGCCAGTAGACATGAATCCCTCTGCCGGAATTAACAAGCAACGGGCGGGGTAAACCTATCAGGGTGCAGAATTTCTTCAACTCCCCAAGTGCGGTGGATTGGTCTATGTATCCATCGGGTCTGCCGGTCTTATCGTTTATGGTTGCTTTGGATACGCCGCAATCTATATCCAACCAGAAGCACTTAATGCTCTGGACGTTTTCTTTCTTGCGGCTTTCACTGGTCTTATACTTAGCGCACCCAAAAAACACGTTTCGTTTCTGGGTTATAAACTCCTCGGCGGCTTTATCAGCTTCCTTACGAGTAGCTACAAGAACCTGCTTTACGCTCTTCCCCCGTATGCCTACCACAGCGAACCAGCCATCAACGGCTTGAACCCTGTCTAATAGATCAATATTCGGCATGCTATTCTCTTTATGAAAGTAAAGGGGGGACTAATCCCCCCTTACCCAGTGGTGCTAATAGAGTATTAGCTAAGTTTTTTTATGTATGAAACTATCGCCCCTACATTCTGCCTTGGGTCATAAGTGCCAATGAACCAGTTATACACAGTCTGTTTGCTGACGTTTAGCTTCTTTGCCACCTCACTAGCGGGGATATCAAGCGCAATGCACAACCTGCCAAGCAGAACACCAGTACGGCTTTTATTAGCTTGCTTGTTAAGCTTGACAATATTCGCGCTGTATCCGTAGCTCATGTTTACTCCTCACTCCAAGCGGATACAACGTCAGCCAGATTCTTCTTGGGCGCGGGTGCTTCCGGTTCCGACTTCTTCGATGCACGTTTCACAGGTTCTGCCGGTGCCGGTTCATCCTCATCTTCGGCGGCAAACTGTGGGCCTTTAGGTTTGGCCTTCTGGACTACGGGGGCCGGTTCCTGTTTTACCTCTACTGCGAGGGGCAGCTTCTTCACACCATCCATTGCGGCGGCGGTAAGTTGCACAAACCGCTTAGCTTCAACAGACTTCTGCGCCGTTTCAACCAAATCAATCTCATCATCAGTCAGATGACGCACGGCGGTAAACTTCAGCACATCGCCCGTTTCGTTCTCGTCAAACCGCATCTCGGTAACTACACGGTCAATACTCTCACCATTGGCGGGGAGGAAGTTCTTGTAGCTTTCAAACGGATGGGTATTGCCCACACCCTTGCCGAACAGAGACTTCGAGGGGATATTGAATTGATACACGTGCCCCGTTGTGTCACCTTCAAGCAGTATGGCTACACGCCGCATGAAACGGCATGCGCGGCCTTTACCGTTCTGACCTGAGCCATCTATGTTCTGGGGGCAGCTTACACATGCGGTGGACTGCGCGTTAGTAGCGGTTGACTCCGGTGCCGAACCAAGGTTAGACCAGCAATCCGGCAGTGTGGCTTCCCCGTTGGGGTCGTAGGCTTTAGCGTAGAACTGCCGCGATACTTTAGGCAGTGCGTTTACTACGACAACATTGATAAAACCATCACGCACCTTACCGGCTTCCTTGCCGTTAATCATACGGCGGAAGACACCCTTGTTCATAACGATACGGCTACCACCGCCACCAGAATCGGCAAGTGACTTGGATAACGCGCTAACCTCACGGGCGCGTGAGGGTGCTACGGAAGTGGACTGTTGGAAAATGCTCAGGTTGCTCATGCTTTACTCCTTCTGACGGATATAGTGTATTTGCTGTCTGCTTGTAATCCCATCGGCAGCTTGTCTGGGTTCTCTTCTAGGAACTGCTTCAAATTAGTTTGGTGAATGCGTCTCTCCAGTAGTCCGTATACGTCGTTCTCTTTTATAAATGCATACATTGATTCCCAATCGTCCGTCCAGTAGCGCGTGTCTACCTTACGCATGATTGTGCCAGCGGAAGTTTTGATACTTGTTGCGTTATTAGCAGCGCAGATTCCCAACAACTGTGCGGAGATTACGTCGCGTTGCGAACGTAGCTCTTCCTTCTTCTCCTCGTAATCTGCGGTAAGTTTTGCTTCCGCGTCACGAATTTTTATATAGATACCCGCTAAAACATCTGGCGGCAAAACCTCTGAAACTTCAGCTTCCATGTTGGCTCCTTATGTATGGGTCGTTTGCCCATTACGTTCAGTCTAGCACACTCCTTGACTCTGTCAAGCTGTTTCTTCAATTTCATTTTTATACAGGTCAATTATTTTTGAGTGCCCAGCAATATTATTTTGCAGCATATTGTATAGCCGTGTTTCTATGGGACTACCTTTGATGTGTACCACGGTCATGGGGTTTACTTGCCCCGGCCTATCTATACGCGCATTTGCTTGGAGATAGGTTTCTACGCTGGAGACAGGTGAGTACCATATGATTACGTTGGCCGCAGTAAGAGTTAACCCATGGGATGCAGCTTGCGGTTGGATGATTAGCACCTGTATGTCATCTTCTTCTTGGAACCGCTGGATGATGGAGTGCCGTTTGTTTACGGACACCTGTCCGTTAATGACTTCTGCCGGGATGCCCTTCTTGGTAAGGAAGTTTTTTAGTAACTGTATGGTATGGGTGAAGGGGACGAAGATAAGCACTTTGTGGCTAGCTTCGTTAATCACTTCTTGTATTACGTTCAACCGGTTGCTTACGTCAAACTCCACAACCTCGCCAGTATCGCTGTAGACCGCACCACCAGATATCTGTAGCAGCTTGTTCAGGTTTACCGCTGCGTTGACCGACGTTATCTGTTCTCCCCCCGCCGACATAGTCATCTGCTTCTTTAGCATTATGTAATACTTAATCTGCTGCGGTGTTAGTGGCGCATCTCGCTCTACGTAGGTAACGCTAGGCAAATCCAAGCACTGGGACTTCTCAAACCTAATAGCTGGCTGTAGTACCTTATGCACTATCGCTTCGGCTTGCGGCTTGGGAGTCCACTTGAAGGTGCTTATCTTATACATTACCGAGTCACGGAACTGCCCAAAGAACTTAGGTGTGTTCGTGGGGTTCACCAACTTAGCTAAACCAAACGCGTCTTCCGGTGACTGTGCTGCTGGTGTACCGGTAAGCATCCACATGCCTTTGACTGTCTTGTTGATGTCCCGTAGTGTCTTCCATCTAGCGGTCTGCGCATTCTTGTAGGCGTTAGCCTCATCCACCACAATCAAATCAAACCCACCGTTGATGATGGCGTCTTTAACTATCTCCACCCCATCGTAGTTGATGATGACGAACTCAGCCCCGTTGTTGATTAGCTTTGTGCGCCGCTTAGCCTCACCGTATGCCACATCACAAGTGCGATGTATTGCAAACTTAAACAGGTCTGCCTGCCACGCTGACTTCATAATGGATAGCGGGCAAATCACAAGCACACGTCGCAAGATACCCAACTTCATCAAGTAATCACATGCCCATATGACGCTTGCCGTCTTGCCGGTACCTTGCTCATTGAAGCAGAATGCCCTACGGTTTAGCGTCAAAAACTCTGAGGTCTGCCTCTGGTGGGCAAAGGGCTTAAACTTTCCCGGCCAGTTGTAGTCCGTCAGAATGCTATTTGGTTTTGGGGGTATTACGTTTAACTGTGTGGTCGGCATTGCGGCTGAACGATCTGTTCGCGGAAGCAGGTTTAACACGAAGGTTCCCAGCAGCGTTTGTACCCCCCTTACTAAGAGCTTTGACGTGATCGACATCTTTACCGTCTCCTTTGTGTACCTTACCTTGTTTAGCTAACGTCGCACGTGCGGTGTTACGTTCTGCCCGTTTTTTAATTTGGTCGGGCTTACCTTGATACGTTTCGTATTCGTGCTTATACGGACGTGGTTTATTGACGTACGGCATGGCTCACCTCTTTTTTATAGTCTACGATGTTTGACGCCTCATAATAAACATGCCCATATTTTTTAAACTGTTCGTCAGTTATTTGCCTATGATAGTCAGAATCAAGTTCACTACGAACAGAGTCCAATGCTTTACGCGCAGCATCTAAACGCTTAATGGCGCGGGAAGACTTTCCATAGTTGTTGCTTACGAATACAGATACAGCCATGAGTGTCTCAACTACTTTAGATATATCTTTTCCTAAAGCCAAATGTTGTGCTACCGATATTCCGTCTAACTTACTCATCTTATCTCTCCTTAGTCTCGTGCGGCTATCTGTTTAAATGAAGCCATGGGTATGTAAACACATCGCTCTATATCATTAGGGTCATTACGATCACTACGCCCTCCTATATTTTCGTCGTACCCTGAACCAACTTTAGTCATGAACAGCCCATCCGTAAACATAATAAGCAGGATGAATGGCGCGTTTTCTTTGTGCGCCCAATCCAACCCCTTGTTGTACTTAGCGCAACTCAGCATCAATGTAGGGTATTTGTAGCTGGCGTTGTTTCTAACCTTTATCTCCACTATGGCTTGCACCTTACCGTCTTTGATAAACTTACCGTTTACCGCATGCAGTGGGGGGTACTGCTCGTAAGTGCAATCAAACACGTTGCAAAGTCTGGCCGCTATCTCCAATTCTTTTGCTACGTTCGTAGAACTCTCGTATCTGGGTCTCACCTTCGCGGCTCCTTGTAGTTGATACAGGTCTTGACGGGACACCACCCACAGAGGGGGCCAGCTACAGCGTTCCATACCCCACTTTGCAGTGCATCTTCAATCCGCGTCACGTCATACTCAAAGGGTTCTATGTACGACTTACTACCATCCCTAAAGTGGGTGCGCTTTACAAACTCGTTGCTGACTACAAATAGCAACGCAGAATTGATCTGGTTTATCTCAGGGAAGTGAACAAATATGGCCGTTGCCAGTAGGTCAAGCTGCTTGGTATCCGCATACTTGGCGTTCTTACTGGTCTTGTAATCCACCATAAACGCAACGTCCTTTTGGGCAATGAGCAAATCCACTATGCCCCGCCACCACACGTTGTCCGAGAAAAATCCGCAGGGTAGATACTCTTCCCCCTCCTTGGCTAATCCTAACCTGAGTTCGCAATGCTTTTCACCGGGGATTCTATTGAGCGCATCCAGAACATCTTGGATGTAGGCGAACTTCTGCGGAATGGGTTCGTTGTTTTTTATGTATTTCTCAGCAGCTTTATGTACTTCGTTTCCATATACTAAAGCTGTATTGCTAGACTCTTTTATATCCTTGGCAACATTCAAGTGGTAATACTTCTTCGGGCATTGCTGGAAGTTTTTTATAGAACTGTATGACCACGTGATTGCCATGCTTACCCTCGTCTAGTTCTTTTTGGTTTGACTGCGGCTAACCCTCGATTGCCGCTACAGGGTACTTCACTCGCCTTTACTTTGTCAAGAAGTGCATTAGCCATGTCTACCGAATCCTCAACTACATTCTCAAAATCATGGCCCCGCATGATATATCCAAGCATAGCTAGTCCTGCGTATACGTTACGTAGCTGTTCATCATCACCGTTCATTTCTTCTCCCATAGTTTTGTTTCCAACTCCCGCGCATGTTGCGCCATCTCCCAAAACGCTTCATACACACTCTGGCTGGTCTTGCGGTGTTTGTCTATTTGCCCCATCAGTCGGTATAGCAATTCGTCAGTCTTTGGGGTGCTTACTTGCTTCTTCACTTTGTAACTCCTTTAGTTTCTGTCTGCCATAATACGTTATCTCATACAGCGCACGGTTGTGGAATAGCCTAACCCCTGTAGTCCGAATCCATCTCTTTGACGCACAATGGTTAACGCCGCTTGCGATCGCTTTCTTCCCACCGTCCTCAATCTGCTCAACAAGGGCATCGACACTCATCGGCTCTTTGGAGTTGAACAGCGCGTTTAATACTTGATGCGGTCTTGTCTTTGATGATGCGGGTGTCATTTCTTCTCCTTAAGTTTGATGGTTAGTTCATCAATCTTTTTCTGTGCGCCCCGCAAGGCTTTGATTACATCATCCCTGTCCCAATCCATGTTTTCTTCCATAGCATCTGCAATAGTTAAAGTCCAAGGCACAAATCCGTGCAACTCAAGTTGCGCCTTCATTTCTTCGTGTGTCATGTGTTCTTCTCCCGCAATTTGGCTTCCACATCCTCCATTAGCTGATGTGATTCGTGGTCAGCTAAACATTCACATGGGTCGGCACTTACCAAACAATCATTTTGATCATGCACTGTCAACCCAACCCAATGTTTTGGCGCGTCGTTCACCATTGCAAAGGCATCTAGCATCGGAATGACAAGTATTTCCCGCCCCTCGCTATCCTTGTAGATAGCTGTGTAACAACACTTCACACCAACATACTCTTGAAACTCTTTGTAGGTCATGAGTTCTTCTCCTTCCGCAGCATTGCAATCTCGGCGTGGAGTTTGTCGTAGTCTTCGGCGCGCACCCACTCGCCGAAGCCATGAGCCGGTCGCATCGTTCCATCAGGAAATAGGTCATAACCCTTACAGTCCATCAACTCCTTCGCCGCTTCCTTCCTAGCCTTGTCGCACTGTTCAATTGCGGCGGCGAGTTCGCGCTCCAGCCTCGCTATTTTGTCGTCGTAAAATTTTTTTACAAGTTCGCCCTGTGCTTTTAGTGCGTCCAGTGCCGTCCTTGGGGTATCACTCATTTCCCGCACTCCTTCATAGCCAGCGTATTCGCATAGCCGCGTCAACGGCGGCGTCGCTCAATTTGGCATTGCCTGTCCATGCCAACGAAGACACAGACAACGACCTGCCGCGTTTGTCATCCCGCAGCCACCGATACCTCTTCGCATCCGCTTGT